GCTCTCGCAGCGACTTACTCTCTGCCATTCTTGAACGACGGATTGGCTACGCGCTACGCTGGCTACGAAATCATCACGCCAGCAGGTATGCCGAATGACGCATTCTTGTTGTCTCGTGCTGACAACTTGTACTTCGGAACGAACCTCTTGACTGACCACATCCAAGCGTCAATCTTGGACTTGACAGGAGTAACAGGAGACGACGTTACACGAGTGATCATGCAGTTCTCTGCGGGTACTCAAATCGTGGACGCTCCTTCTGCCGGTTTCGCATACCGCACGAGCTGATAATTAACCGAGACAAGGGGGAGGCTTCGGTCTCCCCTGCCTCTCCCTAAACCTAAAAAAAATGGCTTGTACATTAACTTTAGCCGGACGCGGTGTAGGGTGTAAGGATGCCCTCGGTGGAATCAAACGCATCTACGTTAGCGAATGGACGGACGGATTTTGGGACGACGTAGCAAGCGGCGAGGTAGCCGACGCTACGGCAGCCGAAACCTTCTACACCTACGACATGACACGCGGGTCGGGTTCTTTGAACCAAACCATCACGTCAGACCTCGCAGCGGGCACGGTCTACTTTGACCAAGTTTGCTCCGTTACTTTCAACAAGGTGGCAACTGGCGACATCGCCGAAATTGCAAACCTCGTGAAAGGTCGCATGGCGGTCTTGGTTCAAGATAACAACGACAATTGGTTCGTGATGGGACACAAGAACGGCGTTGAAGTATCAGGCGGCACGGCTCAGACCGGAACGGCTGCCGGAGACCAAAACGGATTCACCCTCGAGTTCTCTGCACAAGAGGTCGCTCCCGCTCCATTCTTGGCATTGACCGCAGGCGCACCAAGTGGCGCGAACATCACGATCACGGCTGCACCTTAATTTTACGAAATATCGGGTAGACCTTAGGGTCGTTATAGTTACAAGGAGGGGGAGGGCGTTGGCTCTCCCCTTTTTATTTTGAGATATGATTCACTTAATACCTAACAACGGAACGAACGACGTATACGTTACTCCCTTTGAGGCACGAAAGTTCCTGGCATCTTTCAGCTATTACCTGATGATTTTGGAGAATGTCTCGACGTCTGAGACGTTCCCTTTGATTTTGAATTTTGACATCGACAACGAACGATATACTCACGCCGAGATGCCGACAAATAACGACGACCCGGTGAACGGGGAAATCCTCTTGACCGAATCAGGGTTGTACACATACAAAATCTATGGTCAAACCTCAGACGCGAACCTCGACCCTACCGACGCCAGCGTGGTGGGATTGTGTGAGATGGGTTCTTGTAAGGTCAGCGATGAGGCGGCGTGGACTATTCCAAACGTAACTATTCCCGACAACGTTATATATTACGAGTGATGGAACTTCTGAAACTCAAAGAATATCAAGAGCGTTCATACGCCGAGAAGCCCTCAAATCAGGGTTTTGTGAACTACGGCGACGACAACCTCTTTCCTCAATATCTGATTGACCTCTACAAGTCGAGCGCGACACACAACGCTCTTTGCACGTCCATCGCCTACATGATCTACGGGGACGGCGTACAAGCCGACACCCTCGAAGCTCGCCTGAAGATTGAAGAGTGGGGCTTGCAAGATGAGGTCAGGAAAGCGTGTCTCGACCTCAAGATTCAGGGAGGGTTTGCGTTGGAGGTCGTGTACTCCATCGACCGGACAACAATCGCAAAGGTCAGACATTGCCCCTTTGAGAATATCAGAAGCGCGGAGGTAGACCACGACGAGAACGTCAATTTCTACTACTATTCCAAAGATTGGAGCGACAAGTCGTGTGAGCCGGAGGTGGTGCGTTGCTTTGACCCGTCGGATGCGGTGGACTATCCCGTCCAGATTTTGTACGTCAAGCCGTTCTCACCGGGTTCGTACTACTACCCAAAGCCCGACTATATTGGCTCTATTGATTACATCGAGCTGGACAAGGAGATTGGGAAGTATCACATCAACAATATCAAGAACGGACTCGCCCCTTCGTTCACGATTCATTTCAAGAACGGCGTCCCCGCACAGGAGGAGCGTTTGAGAATCAGAAACGACATTGAACGCCAATTGGCAGGGGCTACAAATGCGGGTAAGTTCATCGTAACGTACTCCGACTCTCCCGATAGAAAACCCGATTTCGAGCCGTTCCCGCTTTCCGATGCCGACAAACAATACCAATTCCTCTCGACTGAGGTGTCCGACAAGATCATGGTGGGTCATCGCGTGGTCTCTTCGGCTATGTTCGGCGTTAAGACGGCGGGACAACTTGGCAACACCCAAGAGCTTGAAATTGCCTCCGGATTGTTCGACCGCCAGGTAATTAAGCCATATCAGAGAATCGTAAAGGACGCCCTAGAATCCATCTTTATTGCAGCGGGTACACCTACCCTTGTCTCAGTCGAAGAAGTGCCTCCTATGGAGCCCGTAGAAGCCACTGAGCTATCTGAGGACATCGAGTTGAACCTTGCGTGTGATTACTTGATCGAGATGGGCGAGGAAGTGGATGAGGAATGGGAGTTGATTGACGCCCGCCGCGTTGATTACGAAACCGAGGCGGCACAGGATGCCCTTTGGAACTTCGCTCGTGTACCTTCAGGCAAGCCCCAAGCCTCGTCAGACCAAGACAACGAACTCGTCAAGGTTCGATACGCCTATATGCCCAAAGTAACGGGCAAGAATGGCAATGAATCGCGCGACTTTTGTAAGCGCATGGTAGCAGCCGGAGAGCGCGTATGGAGGAAAGAAGACATCGAAGCGGCGTCAGGTCGTGCGGTCAATCCCGGATGGGGTGCGAATGGTGCGGATACCTATGACCTATTCTTGTACAAGGGTGGCGGCTCATGCCAGCATTTTTGGGAACGTCGTACCTACCTCCGCAAGAACAACAAGAAGATAAGTGTAAACCGCGCCCGCAAGATTCTCCGTGAGGCAGGGCTTGAGCCATTGCCCACAAACGACCCGCGCGTAGCTAAGCCCACCCGCGAACAAACGAATCGCGGATTTCTCGAACCCAAGAACTGGACAACACCCGTATAAATGGCACTCACCGCAGAAGTTCTCTTTGTCAATCCGGACTATATGAAGCGCATGACTCAGCTCAACGGCGGGGTCGAAGATTCGGTTATGGTTCCGGCGATTATTTTGGCACAAGACAAACACATCCAACAATACCTCGGAACTGACCTTCTCAACAAGTTGAAGGCAGACATCGAAGCCGCGTCCGTTACGGGCAACTACGAAACCCTACTCGATGGGTATGTGAGGAAGGCGACGGTGTGGTGGTCTATGGTCGAGCTACTCCCGAACCTCTACGTCAAACTCGACAACGGAGGGTTGGTTATCAGGACGGCAGAGAACACCTCCGCCATCTCTGAGGACGACCTACACCGCGAAATTGAGAACGCACGGCAGAACGCCCAGTTCTACACGACGCGCCTTGTAGAGTACCTCTGCGCGAACATCTCACTCTTCCCGGAGTACACGTCTAACTCGGGTGCTGATATGCTCCCTGACTCTGCCGTGTACTTTCAAAACGGAATGACCATCTCAGGCGGGCACGATCAAATCGACCCTGACCTCGCACGGAAACTCCTGAGATGACACGCAAGGAGAACATCGTCGCGCTGAAAAAGTGGATGGAGAAGAACAAAGACAAGAAGCCAAAAGAGAAAAAAAAATGAGCATCGAGACGTTTTTAAATCTATTACCTTCTCTCCTGGCGGCGGTCGGTGTTTGGGTGTCCTTGAATAGCGAGGTAGCCAAACTGAAGGGTAGGGTGTACCGCCTTGAGGCAGACCAAAGCAAAATTGAGGCGATGCTAAAGGAATGCGTCGAAGGCATCCAAGAATTGAAGTTGTTGCTTGCGAAAAAAGGAATCTAATGTATAAGTGGTTCAAGATGTCTGAGTTCGATTCGCCCGACGTCCCCGGCTCGGGTGAACTTATGGAACCGGCAGTCGTCCAAGCGTTGGACATCGCCCGCGACATCTACGGATTTCCTATGAAAATCACTTCGGGAGTGAGGAGTATCGCGCACAATAAGGCGTGCGGGGGAAGTCCGAAGTCGAGCCATCTTTTGGGCTGGGCGGTCGATATAGCCGTTCCAAATTCAGAGCGCAGGTTTCTGATGCTTGAAGCCCTCCTCGATGCCGGATTCCACAGGATAGGGGTAGGAGATACTTTCATCCACGCCGACCTCGACCCGAACAAGACACCAAACTGCCTTTGGGTATATTAACGCCAATGCACCTCACACGAAAAGCCCGCACCGTCCACGCCGTCGACTGCAATGTAGAGCAGCGCAAAGGACAAAAACACTTCCTCTTCATCTCGGACATTCACTACGACGCCATGAAGTGCGATCGTGAACTCCTCCATCGACACCTCGACGAAGCGCGAGAGCTGAACGCGGGGGTGTTCATCTTTGGGGACTTGTTCGATTTGATGCAAGGAAGGTTCGACCCTCGTGGCAACTACTCCGAACTACGACCCGAATACAAGTCCTGTGTCTATGTAGACGAAGTAATCCAAGACGTAGGTGAGAAGCTTTCGAAATACGCGGACGTAATCAAGTTTATCTCGAAGGGAAACCACGAGACGAACATAGAGAAGAGAATGATGGTATCTCCCATTGACCGCGTGGCTCAGATACTCAACGCGGCGGGTGGTCATGTAGAAGTCGGAGGGTATGCCGGATGGCTCGTAGTACAAGCGAACAGGAACGGCGTATCATCACGCAGGTTCAACGTTCACTATCATCACGGGTACGGAGGTGGCGCGAAGCGTTCCAAAGGAATCCTCGGAGCGGACATAGACCAAAAGGATTTCCCGGACGCCGATTTGATTGTTCGCGGACACGACCATCAAAAGTGGCATCTACCTATCACCGTGGACAGGATCAATAAGACGATGCGCCTTGAGCAACGCACCGTCCACCATCTACGTCTTGGCTCATATAAGAAGCTCGGCGATAGGTACGCTGGGTGGGCTACGGAAAAGAACTTCTCTACGCCACGCCTCGGTGGGTGGTGGGGTACTTTGCAGGAAAGACAGGACGATTACGTTTGGACAATCAGAGAAGCGACATGAAGCCCGCCTTTCAGATACTTCAAAACTTGGACTTGACCGAGATGTTCAAGACCAAAGGCGACCTCAAGCGATGGAGCGCAAAAAGAACCATCGGAGGCGCAATTGTTACGGAAGCTCTTTGGCAGATTCATACTCATGGACTATCTTGGGAGGGCATTGTTCTAACGGGGGTCGGCATAGCCCCTTTGTGCCTCTCCTTCTTTGAAGGAAAGAGTTAGTGTTTCATTCATTTGTGGAAAGCCCTCGAAACGTCGGGGGCTTTTTTTTTGTGCCCAAATGAAAAAAAAGTGTTGAATGTTTGGTGAGAATTAAAATTTGTTTGTAGATTTACCACATGAACGAAACACAAACACAAATGAACAAAATCAACAACCTTAACGACTTAGAAAAGTCCGTCCTCGAATGTATCCAAATCGAAGCTAACTCTTCCACAGGTGGAGAGTTTACCTACTTCGACGACGTGCTGAAAAACACATGGATCGGTTCAATTATGACCCCTGCCCAATTTAAGGGATACCTCTCCCAGCTCCAAAAGAAAGGATACCTCATGGTAGAAGACGCAGATAGCTCACGCCCCAAGCAAATCTTCAATATCTACTCATAACAAACAGGGGGGGGCTTCGGCTCCCCCATTAAATCTCAAACCCCAACACTATGCCTGAAAAAAGCACAAAAGGACGCGACCTCGCGTGGGACATTGCCACCCGCCTACGCGGAAACGAATTCAAAGACATGACGCTCGGAGAGATTGACGACTTCCGAGCAGAGATGGCAAAGTTCCTCGACCTTAAAAAAGAATGGTGATGCCTTTAAAACCAAACGGAATATCTCACACGGTGTACCCGGATGAACCTTGCACCGACTTCAACGAATGGACGGCAAACTTCACACGCCAGGAGGTCGCCCGCGATCTCGACGAGTTCAAGCGTAAGTTTGACGCACTATGGTCTGACCTCAAAAAAAACACTTTCGGATGAAACACACACACAAGACACGCCTCCTTGAATATCTTGAAGAGTTCGGGAGCATCACAACACTCGAGGCGATACGCGACCTCGGAAACACTCGGCTCGCATCTCGCATTCACGACCTACGACGTGAGGGCTATGACATCACGAGCCAGCCCATCAAAGTCCCGACGCGGTGGGGGACGGAAACCACCGTTACGAAATACATCTATTCACCATGCCTCAATTCGAAGTAACTTACTTTGTGGGCTTCGATAGAGACGATTGGAACAAAATAGAACTCACCGCCTCCGATAGAGAAGAGGCAAGAATCAAAGCAATCGACACCATTCCTCGGGATTGCCGCATTAAGAAACTAGAAGAAATCCAAAAACCAAACACAATGGAACAAACCAAAATTCAAAACATTACCCCTCAAGGGACTTTCGAGTTCAAGGGTAAGACCTTTCACAAGTTCGACGTCATCCTCGAGAACGGCTTGGTCGGAGAAGTAAACGCCATGACCTCCGACAAATGGAAAGAAGGCGACGAGTGCGTCGTCGTAGATCAAACCTCCTCGAAGTGGGGACTTCGTTTGAAGCTCGACAAACCCGGGTTCGGTGGAGGCAGCTCAAGCGCGAAAGGAGGCAGCACGGACGTTCAAGGCATTGTGGCATCTTGGGCGGTCGGTTGTGCAATGCAACAAGCAGGAGACCCCTTTCAGGATGGGTACGACGACATGGTGCTACAACTCGCGCGGCTGGCGTTGAAAGCTCGAGCCATCATTAAGGAAGAAGTTGAGGTTTAATGTGGCAGACAGGAACACCCTTGAAGGTAGGATGGTATCTCTGCGCCTGGCGATTGGGAGACGGGTACGTCTACTCGGTCGGCAAGTGGGACGGCTCGGAATGGATAAGCCGAATGGGAGAACCTCACACCTTCCAAGAAATCAAATCGCCCGATGAGCAAGACAAGATGCTCGACGAATTACATGAAACACAAAACCTAAAATGATGAATATTAACTACACTACCAACCTCGACCAATTCACCTTCCACGAACAAAACCGCCACTTGAATAGGGGAGCCGTTCGTAGGTTGGCAGAGTCAATCAAAAGAGTGGGCTTGAAAGTTCCTATCACCGTCTCAAAAAAGAACGTCATCCTCGATGGACAACACCGCGTTGAGGCCATCCGGTGGATCAACAAGACGGCAACAACACCCGTGAAGCTCTCATACATTCAGAAGAACATGTCAATTTCAGACATTGCGGAGATGAATGCCCACCAGTTGGCGTGGAGAATGAGTGATTGGATTCACTACTACGCCACCGGCGGGAATGACAACTACGTCAAACTCCGCCATGCCGGAGAGAAATTCAGACCCCACAAGATGACGTCAATTTGCGCGCTTCTCTCACCCAATGAAGGAGCACATACCAAGGTCATAACAGGAGGGAAATACGTCTACGAGATGACGCCGGAGAAGGAGCAAATCTTGACCAAGCTCATAAGCTACGGGAAGATGAATCCGGTCTTTACGAGTAAGGCCGTGCTCATGGCCATTATTGACATGAGAAAGTTGGAGGGTTTCAGCGGCAAGCGTTTGTTTACTGCCTTGGACAAACACTTCGAGAGCATTTTGCCACAAAGCGGCAAGGACAACTGGGCACGACACTTCGTGCGATTTTACAACAAGGGACTTCGACAAGGTCGTTTGAACGCTGACGACTTGCCACGAAGCCACTAAAACAAGACCATGAAAGATTACATCAAAAAACATTTTGGCAGTCAGAAGCAATGCGCCGAAGAGCTTGGGGTAACTGAGCAGACGGTGACCAATTGGATGAAGCGCAACCCTCGCGGCATCCTCAAACACGCCAAAGAGATCGTGGAAACCAAAAACACGACATACCTCCAACTTCACGGAGAGGTCGAGTACCGGGAGCACGAGTTGAAAGTTCTTGAACCAATAAGGAGAGGGGACGTTTGATCCCCTTTCTTTTTACTTTGCGACAATGGAACGAAACTTTAAGGTTATACCAGTAGACACTGAAACCATACGCCCGTGGTTACTAAATATGCACTATTTGAAACGGATGACCTCAACTTCTTATCGTTTTGGACTTGTCAAGGATGGAGAAATTTTGGGCGTCGTAACCTATGGGAACGCCTTACCACTGAGTGTGGTGAACAGTCCTTTTGGGGAACGTTGGGGGCATCTTGTGCAAGAGTTAAACCGACTTGTAATTTCTCCAAATGCGCCAAAAAATTGTGCAAGTTTTTTGGTATCTCAAAGCATGAAACAACTTCCAAAACCCACTATTGTCATAAGTTATGCGGACGCTGGAAAGGGTCATGTTGGATATATCTATCAAGCGTCCAATTTTATCTATACTGGAGAAAGCCATACTCAAAAAGATTGGAAACTTAAAAGCGACCCCGACAGGCATTCGCGGACACTTATGGATGAATTTGCCTTTGAAGAAAATAGAATAGAAAAGCTCAAACAGAAATACGGAAATGATTTGATCCAAATTCAAAGACCCCCAAAGCACAGGTATATCTTCGTACACGCAAGCAAAAAAGCAAAAAAGAAAATGATGAAAGACGCGAAATTTCAGGTTTTACCATATCCAAAGGGCGAGACGAATCGTTTGTGTGAGACCTGTGCGATAAACACTCAACTTTTCATGTTTTAGAATGGAACGAAACTTTAAGGGCGTTTGGATTCCGGCTGAGATATGGTTGGACAAAGACCTCACACTTGTAGAGAAGGCGATGCTTGCTGAGATAGATTCTTTCACGGGCAACGGGCGGTCGTTTATGAAATCGAACGACACGATACAGGAAGAGTACGGAGTTTCACGAAACACAATTGGACGATCACTACGCAAGCTCTCAGAGCGTGGATTTATAAGCGTAACTTTCAATGGACGATTGAGATGCGTCACAACCTGTGCAGGCAGCATCCCCAAAATGGGGAGGCAGAGTCCCCAAAATGGGGAGGCAGCATCCCCAAATGATACCTCTACTAATACAAGAGAAAGAACAAAAGACAATACAATAAAAAGAGAAGGTGTTGTGATGCCTTTCGATTCCAAAGAATTTGCTCAGACGTGGGAGGTATGGATCGCGGAGCGCAAAGAACGAGGGACAAAGAAGTACACCCAGCGCGGCGAGCAAGCCGCCCTCCATAAATTGCAAAACGATTCACAAGGAGATGAAGCCACCGCCATCCAAATAATACACGAAAGCATCGCGCACGGATGGCAAGGACTCTTCCCACTCAAAAACCGAAAGAATGAAAACAAACGACCTGGCACTTCAGACGGCTCACTCATTGCAGAACATCTACGACGCCTCGCGGCTGACTCCGGAGAGAGCATGGCGTGAGGGAACGAATGTGCTCGTAGCTTATCGAGAAGCACCCGCCAAGACCGAGGCTTGTCTTATTATCCTCCTCAAGGAAACCCTCACTTATCTCGACTACAACAAGGGTATCACTTCTGACCGCGATATTCTCGACGCCGTACACC